CGGGGTTGAACGTCTACGTGCGCGTCAGTGGCGTGTGGAAGCAGGCGTCAGCGATGTGGGTGCGTCAGGGCGGGGTGTGGAAGAGCGTGAGCACCGTGAGCACCCGCGTCAGTGGGGTGTGGAAGTCCTAATTTGACTCAAATTAGAAGTTGAGTAGGATTTGAAGACAGGAGTTGATTGATGCCAGCAAAAGCCCGTAGCTCTCGCTATGCCGATCGCGCCGCCCTGCAGGCCCTCGGGCTTTTTAATGATTCGTCAACGCTACGCGCACTTGCAAAACGGGGCAATAACTCTTTTGACTATCAATCCTGCGAGGCAAAAATAGTCGCAGATTTACTACCTCATCAATATGAGTTCGTCACCGACTTTGATCACAGGATGGTGGCATTATGTGGAGGTTTTGGCTGCATGGCAGCCGAGTCTCTTGTAGAGGTCTGGGATGGGGCAAGGTACACAAAAAGAAGAATCTCTGATTTGTGCAGTGCCCCATTTTATGTTAAGACTCTTGCTGGTCCAGCTTTTGCGCTTCCTGCCTACAAAAAAGGTTACTCAACTCTTTATCGGGTTCAACTTGAAAGTGGACAACAATTTCTGGCAACCAAAGACCACCGCTGTCTTTCGCCAAACGGTTGGGTGACTGTAGACCGCCTTGCTGAAGGTTCAATAATTGCCGTTGATGGTATTTCAGATGGTCGCTCGATGTCTGAAAAATCCAAAGATTTGTCAAAGTCTGATCTCCAGGATTTTCGTTCATGTGATGTATCACGTAACCCGCTGGAAGTTTTTGTCCAAGAACAGATCGAACAACTTGCTTTGACCAATATTTTAAATTGTCACGCTCCTTCTGAGAGCCCTCATGCCCTTTGTACTGATGATTTTGAAACCCTTGCTGCGAACCGCATGATTTCACTAAACAACGAGATTGCAGAAAACTGCGAACAGTTCTTTCCTGAACACCATATCGACTGGCAAGTTCGCGCATCCCAACCGAATTCTCCTGATACTCACGAATCAAATTTTCACCAACAATTTCAAGTCTCGCCATTCCAGTCTTCATATGAAAATCAACAGAACTTGAAAGCACTTCCCCGAGTTTTCTCTGAGAAACTCCATACTTATTGCTTAGATAAGTTTGCGAATATCCCATTTGATGTAGCTGATGAATTTCTTCCTGCACACCAGCGGACAGTTCATCCCACGATGAAACTCTTACGATCGGAATTGGTTGACGAAGAACGCGGCTTATTGTTGCTTGAGAAAAACCCGTATCAGCAGCAATTTGACCGGTGGTCATGCCGTTCTGGCGCATTTGACGAATCAGTGACCGAGTTACCTCGGGAACAGGGGCTGGCATACAAGCATGGCATAGGTCTTTCGCAGCATAGCTGGGCAAAGGTGAAAACCGTTGAGCCAGTCAGGGATGACTATTACTACGATTTCCATGTTCCCGTATTGAATCACTATGTAGCAGATGGCGTCATCCATCACAACAGCGGAAAAAGTTTCGCAGCAGTTTCAAAATCAGTGCTGCTCTGTTTTCGCAGTCAGGGTTACACGCATTTATTCCTTGAGCCCACTATTCCGCTTCTTAGGGACGTTGCAATTCCCGCCTGGAGGGATGTCCTTGATCGCTACGGGATTCCGTATGAGTTCCGCACCAGCCCACTTCCTGTATTTACACTAAAACTACCAAAGGGCGATACACAGGTTCTTTTGCGTTCATTTGAGAACTACAACCGCCTTATCGGCGTTAATGCTGCAAGTATGATTGTTGACGAAATTGATACAGTTTCGACGCAAACTGCAGAAGCAGCGATTATTAAATTACAGGGTCGTGTTCGTGTTGGAAACTGTCCACAGCTTGGATTTGCTTCTACGCCAGAAGGACACAAGGCTCTTTACAACATGTTTGTCAGAGAGGCTTCTGACACAAAAGCTCTTTACAAGGCACGCACGGCGGACAATCCATACCTTGATCCGGGCTTTATTGAAAACTTGCGTGCAACATATCCAGCAAATCTCATTGAAGCATATCTAAATGGTGAATTTGTCAATCTTGCTCAAGCAACTGTCTTCTATGAGTTTGATGTCAAAAAACATACGACTGGTGTTTTCCATCCAGAAGATGGCGAAATGATCGTCTTTGGCGCTGACTTCAACATTGGAAATAGTCAGTCCTGCTACGCAGTAGTTCGTCCTTCGCCTGCTGGGCAAGCGATTCATATTTTTGCCGAACACAATTGCCGCACAACGTTTGACCTTGTTGAGCACATCAAGAAAAAGTATCCAAGGCAGCTCGCAAATGGCATGATCACTTGCTATCCAGATGCAAGCGGCAGCCATGCAAGTACAAGCTCAACAGAGAGTGATCACGATATTTTGCGGGGCGCGGGCATCAAAGTTGTTGCCGAGAGTCGAAATCCGCCTGTTTCGGAGACGATTGCACATGCAAACTTGCATATTCACGCAAACAGAATTTTTGTCAATCCAACCACTTGCCCTGACACCGTTCAAAGTCTTGAGAACTGGGGTTACGACGAAAACTACAGGCCGTTGAAAGGCGGAAGAAATGACCTATCTCACGCTGGCGATTCTTTCCGTTATCTGGCTTGGCAAACAATGCCACGAGCAACCGCACATTTCAGTCGTCCGCGTTGGCGTTGATCTTTGAGCAGGGAGCTATGCTATCGAAAAGACCTGAGAGACGGTGGCAATCGTTCCGAATTCGCTGGTTCCTTCAAGCGATGATTTTGTAGCACCTTTTGAGCGTCGTCATCCTGAGTATGAGCAGGCGCTTGAAGAGGTTGTAGGTGTTGATGCATATTCGATTGAACAGGCAGAGCAGCTGGGCAGGCTTGCACCTATTCGCTATTGCACTCTTCCCGAGTTTCATCTGTATGAAGCTTCTGAAGAGTATCTGCCGAAGGACTACCTAGAAGAAGGAAAAAGCTATGAAGTGCGCAAAACACGCGCACAAAGCAGCTTTCAGAACTATTATGCACATCTTCGTGACCTTGTAACGGGCACTGCGCTTCGCAAGGGTGTTTCCCTGCCAGAAAACATTCCGGGCGAGTGGGGCAACTTTTTTGATGACGTTGACCTAGAAGGTCATTCGCTGCTTTCTTTTACAAAAGAAGCGTTTACAGCAGCTCTTGATGGTGGCGTTTCTGCGATTTGGGTTGAATATCCCAAGCTTCCGCCTGGGCTCAGTGCGGCTGATGAGCGAAAGCTCAACCCACGCCCGTATCTGGTCCTTATGTCAATGGATCAGGTGCTTGAATGTCGCTATGACGTTGTAAATGCGCAGGTTGGGGCGCGGAATATTTTTGGCGCATTCCCGACTTACTTGCGTGTTAAGACCGAAGTTCGCCGCCAAAGCGAATCCAACGAATTTTTTGAAGAAGTTGTCCCTGCTGTTCGTGTTTACGACATCGTAAATTACGCTGACAACATCGTTTCCGAATTTTCTGACATCCCAGAAGCCGCTGTTATTGGCCAAAGAGTTCGTTGTCGCCTTTACACGAAAACAAATGCTCCGGGTAACGTCAACAAGTACACGCTTGACGATACCTCCTATCTGTCAATTGGATTTATCCCATTCGTTCCTGTGTTTGGCGGCAAGAAAGAGGCTTATTTCCGTGGCCGGCCTCTTCTCTTTGACATTGCTCGTCTTAATTTGCACCATTGGAGTGTTTCTGCTGACCTTGCAGAGACAATTCACCTGACTTCTTCGCCAATTCTTACAGGAACTGGCGTTAGACCCGATGATGAAATTGCTGCGGGCGCTGGGCGAGCGCTTTTTTCTCAAAATCCAGACGCAAAATTTAATCTGATGTCCGCCTCTATGGAAGGGGCGTCAGTAACTCTTGAAAATTTGCGTCGAATTGAGTCTGCAATGGAGCGCCTTGCTGCTGTTGCAATGACGACTGGCAAAACGCAGGCGGAATCTGGTTTCGCAAAGCTGCTTGATAGGTCTCAAAGCGATTCGCAGCTTGCTGTTCTTGTGCAATCTCTTGAAGATGCCCTGAACCGCGCTTTGCTGTATGCCTCTGCCTATCGCTCGATTCCAGAGGTTCGCGTATCAATTAGCAAAAACTTCATTCCTGTCAAGTTGCACTCGCAGCAAGTCATGGCACTTAGCTCGCTGTTTAAGGACAGTGGTGCCCTCACGATTGGCATGTTCCTCAAGATGCTTGAGGCCGGCGAGATGTTTGAGGGCTTGCCCGAATTCAGCGTCGGGCAAATGCTTGAGGATATGGGTCTTGATGGCACGGAAACAGCACAACAGCTTGGCATTGGTGCGGTCGGGCGTCAAGTTGTAAATGCCGGCCAGGTGCCTGTTGACAACAGGACGCCGGCCAGCGAGGGGCGCGATCTTGAGATTCCCGAAACAGGCGTTGAAACTTCTGAACAAGATGGTGCTAGTATTTCATGAGTCAAGACGTGACTTTGCGTGACGATTCAACAACCGGAAAGCCTTGAAGAGGCTCTTGCCGTAATCGAGGCCCTCAAAAAGCAGACGAACACGATTGAAAGCGAGACGGCAAAGCTCAAGGCAACAAATGAAGGGTTGATCAAGGACCTGAAAAAGAAGCAGGCCGTCGATCGCTTTTTAAAAGTGGCTGGCGTCGAGCTGAATGAAGAGGTTGACGATGATGCGATCGTCGAGCTGTTCAAGACCTTCCGTTCCCAGGCTGCCGCCCAGGAGCCCCAGCAGCAGGCCTCTGTTCCGCAGCAGGGGCAGACGCCTTCGGACGCCATGGACGAGGCCGTGAAGGCCCAGTTCACCTCCCTGCGAAAGGAGATCAGCGACCTACGCAAGGCCAATGAAGACCTTGAAAAGGAGCGGAACGCCGAGCGAGAAAAGCGTCGCGAGAGCAAGCTGGAGCGGATGGTGACAGATGAGCTTGCAAAAGCCGAGTGCCGTCGTCCGTCTCATTTGTTCAAGTTGATGAAAGAGAATTTCAGGCTGCTTGACGATGAAAGCACTGTTGTGTACGGACCCGAGCACGACCCGATTGCATTGCGTGATGCAGTGACGCGCTTTCGTGATGATGAAGAGTTCTCTGTTTACTTTGCTGGTAGTGGGGCGACCGGTTCTGGCATGACCACGACTCGGGGCGCCACCACCACTTACGCCAATAATCCCTTTAGCAAGGATACTCTGAACGTCACCAAGGCTGCCGAAATTATTCAGAAAGATCCAGACAAGGCAAAGCGCCTTGCAAATGAAGCACGCATGACCGGCAAGCTTGATCCTGTTCTTGCTAACGCAATGAGCAAAATGTGATAGACTTGATTCGTGGTTGAACAAGGCCCCTCCGGGGGCCTTTTTTGTGACTACACTACGACCAGTTGCACTACTGTTGTGCGAAAGGGAAGTCGTGTTAGTTGGCGCTATCAAGGTGCCACGACCTATGGTGTAGTTGTTGGCAGCGCTGGTGTTCGCGCAAGTATAAAAGGGCCGAGTGGGGGCACGGTTACAAGAGTGGGCACGAAAGATGATCCATTGATCAAGATCAAGTCTGAATCAACCGGTAACATGGTGCTGAAACGTCGTTCTCAACTCAAAACAGCAGGAGCAAAACGATGAGCATTGAGTATCGTGGTGAAAAATTTGCCGGATACAATAAGCCGAAGCGTACCCCTAATCACCCTGAAAAATCACACGCTGTTCTTGCAAAAGAGGGCGATCAAGTTAAATTGATTCGCTTTGGGCAGCAGGGTGTTCAGGGCGCGGGTAGCAACCCAAAGACTGAAAAGGAGAAGGCGCGTCGCCGTTCGTTCCGAGCGAGGCACGCGAAGAATATCGCCAAGGGAAAGATGTCGGCGGCGTACTGGAGTTCGGTGACGAAATGGGCCATTTTGGCCGGATTGGTAACAAGCCTATCGACTTTCCTCTGATCGTATCCAATCCTTAATTTCCTTGACATACTTTCTAAGCTCACAGGCTTTTTCCAGATGCCAGTGATTGCATGTTTCGAAGTACATCTTATTGTGCTCGTCAATAGCTTTTAGTAAGTTGTGAATAATCGGATTCCAGGGCTCACGCACTGGAGTATTCCACTCTCTTTTTGTCATTGCCTGTAGCTGACCAAGAGAACACTACTGGTCCATTTTGATTACGCTGTAATCAGCGTCACCTGCTAAAAATGAAAAAGAAAACAAAAGCCGAGAAAAAAATTAGCAAAGTAATGAAGGAGTTTCAAGCGGGGACTCTCAGGTCAAGCTCTGGGCAAAAAGTTACCAACCCCGCCCAGGCTCGCGCCATCGCTTTGTCTGAGGCCGGCGTAGCCCGTAAGCAAAAATCTTCCAGCAAGAAAAAGAAGCGCTAGTATCTGATCAACAGAGGGTGTAACCTCTCACTGTTCAGCGGGCGGTGCCCAGATTGAACGCAATCCGAACAGGGGCGGTGCCCATTGTTCATCGACTAGCAGGGGCGGTGCCCATTGCATGTCAAAAGCTTCGCAGCATTGCTGCAAAATCCTTCGTCGTTTTTCTTGAGGTTTTCGTCATGCTTCTCGCGGGCGTTCCGTTTATTCCCGAGCTTTTCCTCGGGTATCAGCAAGAGGAAGTTCAGGATCGCAACGTCCTGGTGACTTCCGGCCTGATGGCTACCAATGCTGCCATCCAAGCTGAGTTTGAAAAAGGCGGCAAGCTGATCGACCTGCCTTTCTTCGGTGATCTGTCGGGTGATTCCGAGATCCTGAATGACACCACCGGTCTGACTGCTGCCACCCTGACTGGCAATGTGCAAGTCGGTGTGCGCAACATGCGCGGTCGTGCTTGGAAGGCCTCTGATCTGGCTGCTGAGCTGGCTGGCTCTGATCCGATGCAGGCCATTGCTCGCAGCACCGGTCGCTACTGGGTGCGCGATATGCAAAAAGTCCTGATCCAAGCGATCAAGGGCCTGTTTGCTACCGGTGGTCCTCTTGCTACCTCGCACTCCGCTGGTGGTACTTCCACTCAGCTCTCCTCCAGCGCCATGGTGGATGCCATCGCAAAGCTGGGTGATGCAGGCGAGGAGCTGACGGGCGTGTTCATGCACTCCCGCACGTTCTACGCCCTGATGAAGCAGGATCTGATCGTTCCCGCTTCTACTACCTCGCAGCTCGACACGCGTCTGTCCGCTGAGCGGCTTGAGAAGGGCACCTACCTGGGTCGTCCGGTGTACGTGGATGACACGCTGCCGATCGACGCTGGTGCTGGTACTGGTGGCGCTGACGTGCTGCACACGTACTTCTTTGGTCCTGGTGCTTTCGCCTATGCGACTGCTCCTGCGAAGACCCCGCTTGAGACGGATCGCGATTCGCTGAAGGGCATCGACTTCCTGATCAACCGGACGCATTATCTGGTGCATCCGAATGGCATCAGCTGGACCGGTACGGCTGCTGGCAACTCGCCCAGCAATGCTGAGCTGGCCACTGGTACCAACTGGACCAAGGTGTTTACGGATGATCGCAACATTCGTATCACCCGCCTGCGTGCTTACATCTGATTGATGTAGGGTTAATGCCCCCCCTAACGGGGGGCTCTCTTTTCTACGGAGGAACTACCAATGGGAATGGCTGCATTCCGTGTCAATGACGAGGAGCGTCAGGCTCGTGAGGCTGAAGCTGCTGACAAAGCGGCGGAATGCCCTATGCCTGCACCCGAGCCCCAGCCCGAGCCGAAGAAAACGACTACGGTGACGGTTAAGAAGTCCACCAGCAAGGACTAATCACAAAGGAGTGAGTTCGTGGCATTTGTATCAACGCTTGGGGCCAACAACGCCAATTCGTTCCTGAGCGTTGCGCGTGCCACGACCTTGCTCGGTGAACTGCCTGTCAGTGCGGGTATCACCGCCTGGCTGAGCCTGAATACTACACAAAAAGAACAGACGCTTGTTGCTGCAAGCATGTCCGTCAACCCTCTTCGCTACAAAGGCAGGGTTGCGACAGCGGAGCAGTCTCTTTCTTGGCCTCGTCAAATCAAAGTTGACGGGCGACAGCTTGCAACCGATGAGCTGCCACTTGACTTTGAAATTGCAGTCGCTTACATGGCTGCATTTCTTGGTAGTGGCGGTGGATATACAGCAGTTACAGCAAACGATGGTGGCGCAACGCTTTTAAGTACAAATCAATACGATGAAGTCGAGCTTGGCAATGGCGCTCTGCGCGTAAAGTACAAGGATCAGGGCGATATTCCTCAAACCGGGATTGACTACATTCCTCCATTCGCGATGGATATTCTGTCGCGTTACATGATTGACCCAAGCTTCCATCAGCCTTATTTGTCTCGTTCCAGCACTGCTCGCATTGACCCCTATTACGGGAACGCCGCATTCCGCCCGAGCAGGATCCGCGTCGTGGGAGGGCAGGTATTCCCCGCCCGTGGCGGCTGGGGCAGCAATCCGCTCTGATGACCCATGGCACTCACTGACGGCATCTTCTCGTCGATCCCAGGGCCTCTGATCAGCCAGTTCGGGATCAACGCCACCTATGTCAAGTCATCGCAGAATGAAACCTACAACCCAAATACGGGCGTTGTTTCCGGGTCTTCTACCGAGATTGCCATCAAGATTGTAATAGCTGAACTCAAGCCTGAAGAAATGAATGGTTTGATGTATCAGCAGAATAGTCCAAACCTTTATCAGCAAAGCACAGTCAAGATTCTCATAGCTGCGTCAAGTTTAGGTGGTTACTATCCAAGGATCACGGACTCGATTAAATATTCCCAAGATGGCAAGACTCGCACGGCAAAGATAGTTGCAATTAGCAGCTATCGGGGAGATAGCCCTATCATGCACTCAGTTATTGCGAGGTTGAGCTGATATGGCAA